GTTCTGCGCGTGTGAGGACCATTCGCGCTGGGCCGCGCGTGAGCCAAGCAGAAGCAGCGATCCAAAGATTGCGATGATCAGGCGACGTTGATCACATCATGATCGGCTCTGAGGGCGGCATGCCGGGAGCCCATCGCGCGAGCGCGATGGGAACCCGAGTTGCCTCGCAGCGCGAGGTGGCACGCCGGCTGGGGATCTCGCACACGGCCCTGCAGAAGGCGCAGCGCTCGGGGCGCATCGCGCCCGAGCCGGACGGCGGCTGGGACGTCGAGAAGGTGCGTGCGCAGCTCGCCCGCACGGCCGACCCGGCGCGCAAGACCGGCGGGATGGCGACACCGACGCCACCGTCCCCGCGTCCGGCGGCGAAGCCCCTGCCGATCGGTGCACCGGCGCCCGCGCTCGACCCGCCGCCGAGCGGGTCGAGCTACCACACAGCGCGCACGGCCAACGAGGTGCTGAAGGCGCAGGAGCGCAAGCTCCGCCTCGAGGAGCGCAAGGGCCAGCTGGTCGACAAGGCGCGCGCGCTGCTGCTGGTGCATCGGCTGGCGAAGGAAGAGCGTGACGCGATCCTGGGCTGGCCCGCACGGGTCGCGGCCGAAATGGCGGCCGAGCTCGGCGTCGATGCGCACCGGCTGCAGATGATGCTCGATGCACGGCTGCGCACGCTGCTCGCCGAGCGCAACGACGTGCGGATCGCGGTGACATGACCAGCCTGGAGGCGATCCTCACGGAGGTCGGCCGGTTCGATGGCGACCTTGAGATCGTCCAGGCCTGGCGCGACGGCCTGGCCCCCGAGCCGGCGCTGCTGGTCTCGGAATGGGCCGACCGGCATCGCGTCCTCGGCTCGCGGGACTCCGCCGAGCCGGGCCCCTACCGCACGTCCCGCACGCCGTACCTGCGCGCGGTGATGGACGCGCTGTCGCCGTCGCACCCGGCGCGCTGCGTGGTGTTCATGAAAGGCGCCCAGGTCGGTGCCACCACCGTGGGGACGAACTGGATCGGCTACGTGGTGCATCACGCGCCGGGACCGATGCTGGCGGTGCAGCCGACCACGGAGCTCGCCAAGCGCTTCTCCGACCAGCGGATCGATCCGCTGATCGAAGAGACGCCCGCGATCCGCGAGCGGGTGGCACCCGCGCGTTCGCGCGACTCCGGCAATCGTCAGCTCTCGAAGGAGTTCCCCGGCGGGCAGCTGGTGATGACGGGCGCGAACAGCGCCGTGGGCCTGCGCTCGATGAGTGCCCGCTTCCTGTTCCTCGACGAGATCGACGCCTATCCGGGTGACGTCGAGGGCGAGGGCGATCCGATCGCGCTCGCCGAGGCGCGCGCCCGCACCTTCGGCTGGCGCCGCAAGACCTTCCTGGTCTCGACGCCGACCATCGCCGGGCTGTCGCGGATCGAGCGCGAGTACCTCGCCTCCGACCAGCGTCGGTTCTTCGTGCCGTGTCCGCGCTGCAACGCGATGCAGTGGCTGCGGTTCGAGCGGCTGGTCTGGCAGAAGGGCGAACCGGAAAGCGCGCGGTATCTGTGCGAGGCGTGCGAGCATCCGATCGGCGCGCAGCACAAGACCGCGATGCTGGCCGCGGGGGAATGGCGCGCCACGGCCGTATCGGACGATCCGCACACGATCGGCTTCCACATCTCGGCGCTCTACTCGCCGGTCGGCTGGCTTGCCTGGAGCGAGATCGCCCGGTCGTGGGAGGCGGCGCAGGGCGACGACCGCGCGATCAAGACGTTCAAGAACACCGTGCTCGGCGAGACCTGGCAGGAGAGCGGCGAGGCGCCGGACTGGCAGCGGCTCTACGAGCGGCGTGAGGACTGGCAGATCGGCACGGTGCCCGTCGGTGGTCTGTTCCTCACCGCCGGCGCAGACGTGCAGCGCGACCGCATCGAGGTCTCGATCTGGGCCTGGGGCCGTGGCCTCGAGAGCTGGTTCGTCGACCACGTGGTGATCGATGGCGGTCCCGAGCGTGCCGAGACATGGGCTAGGCTGACGGCGCTGCTGGGGCAGACCTGGCCGACGGGTCACGCGAGCGGCGCGCGGTTGGGCCTGGCGAAGCTTGCCATTGACACGGGCTACGAGGCGCCTGCGGTCTATGCCTGGGCGCGCCGCGCCGGACATGCCCAGGTCGTGCCGGTGAAGGGCGTGGACGGGTTCAACCGCGTCGCGCCGATCGTCGGCCCGAGCTACGTCGATGTGACCGAGGGCGGACGCAAGCTGCGCCGTGGTGTGCGGCTCTGGACGGTCGCCGTCGCCACCTTCAAGAGCGAGACCTACCGCTTCCTGCGACTGAGCCGGCCGACGGACGAGGAGCTCACCGCGGGGACCGCCTATCCGCCCGGCTACGTCCACCTGCCGCGGGGGATGGAAGCGGAGTGGGTGAAGCAGCTGGTCGCCGAGCAGCTGGTGAGCGTGCGCACGAAGCGCGGCTTCGCCCGGCTCGAGTGGCAGAAGCTGCGGGAGCGCAACGAGGTCCTCGACTGCCGCGTCTATGCCCGCGCCGCGGCCTGGATCGCCGGAGCCGATCGCTGGACCGAGGCGACGTGGCGTGATCTCGAGGCGCAGGTCGGGCTCCGATCGCGCTCGCGCAATGGGCACCCGGTCGCGCCCAGGCACCGCGATGACGTGCCTGCGTCAGCGCCCGAGCAGTCGGATGCTGCCGATCCCGTGCCACCCTCGGCCGGCGTGCTCCGCCGCCGTGCACCGCGCGGCCGGCGCGTGTTCACCCCGTCCTATCTGCGCTGAGGTGATGCCGTGACGATCGAGCAGATGACGGCGCGGCGCGAGGCGCTGCTCGAGGCGCGCTGGCGCGGGGTGCGCACGGTCGAGATCGAGGGCCGCCGCATCACCTACGCCACCGACGCCGAGATGGCCGCGGCGATCGCCGATCTCGAACGCCGCATCGCCGATGCCTCTGCCGGCGCGCGGCGGCGGATCGTCCGCACCACCGCGAGCAAGGGGCTGTAGGTTCGGATGCTGGCCACGCTCTCGCGCTGGCGTCGGCGCGTCGGTGCCTTCATTGGAGGCTTCGAGGCTGGGGAGGCGGGCCGTCGGCTGCGCCACTTCCAGCCGAGCCGAGCGCATCTGAACACCCTGATCGCCGCTGCCGGTGCGGACATCACCGCGCGCGCCCGCTGGCTCGTGCGCAACAACGGCTATGCGGCGAACGCCATCGAGTCCTGGGCCGGCAACGTGGTCGGCAGCGGCATCAAGCCGTCATCGCTGATCGCCGACAGCGCGCTCAAGGCCGCGGTGCAGCGTCTCTGGCTCGACTGGACCGACGAGAGCGACGCCGAAGGCTTCACCGACTTCTACGGCCAGCAGCGCCGGGTTGCGCGCGAAGTGTTCATCGCCGGTGAGGTGTTCTTGCGCTTTCGCCCCCGCCGCCCCGAAGACGGGCTCGTCGTGCCGCTGCAACTCCAGATGCTGCCCTCCGAGATGCTGCCGCTCAACCGCAACGAAGTTGCATCCAACGGCAACGTCATCCGCCAGGGCATCGAGTTCGACCGCATCGGGCGGAGGGTGGCGTACCACTTCCTGCGCCGCCATCCAGGCGACACCACCGATCCCGGACTCGCAGGCGAGACCGTGCGCGTGCCAGCTTCGGAGGTGATCCACGTGATCGACCCGGTCGATGCCGGGCAGCTGCGCGGCATCTCCCGCTTCGCCCCAGGCATCGTCAAGCTCTTCCTGCTCGACCAATACGACGATGCCGAACTCGACCGGAAGAAGGTCGCGGCGATGCACGCCCTGTTCATCACCACCCCGGCACCGGCCGAGCCGTTCGACGTCGCCGAGAGCGAGGACCGGGGCGGCGAGCGGCAGATGGACTTGCAGCCCGGCCAGATCGTCATGCTGGAGCCGGGCGAGGAGATCCAGACCTCGGCGCCGGCCGACGTCGGCCAGACCTACGAGCCGTTCCAGTACCGCACGCTGCTGCAGGTCTCGGCGGCGCTGGGCATCCCCTACGCCTACCTCTCCAACGACATGGTGCGCGCGAACTACTCGAACTCGCGGCTCGCGCTCCTCGAGTTCCGCCGCCGCGTCGAGGCCTATCAGCATGCGGTGATGGTCTGGCAGCTCTGCCGGCGCGTTAGGGTGCGCTGGATGGACACGGCCGTGATGGCGGGCGCGCTCAAGCTGCCCGACTACGAGGCACGCCGCCGCGACTGGATCGGGTGCGCCTGGCTGCCGCCGCGCTGGGACTGGGTCGATCCGCTGAAGGACGCGCGCGCCGAGATCGAGCAGATCCAGGCCGGGCTCAAGAGCCGGACGCAAGCCCTTGCCGAGCGCGGCTACGACGCCGACCAGGTCGATGCCGAGATCGCCGCCGATCGCGCGCGCGAGCAGAGGCTCGGACTGGCATTCGGGGCCACGCCGGGTGCGCTGCGTCAGGGTGGCGATGCCGACGAGGAGACGGCTACGGCTGCAACGCCCGCATGACCGCCTGCGGGTCGCGATCGATCGCCATCAGCAGCGCGCGCGCCGGCCCCTCCGGCACCCGCCGGCCCTGCTCCCAGTTGCGCAGCGTGTGGGGGCTGATGTGGAACGCCTTGGCGAAGCGTTCCTGCGACAGCCCGGTCTTGGCGCGGATGGTCGCGACGTCGAGGGGACGTAGCACCCGCACCCGCCCCGTGCGCAGCCCGGCCTTGAAGTCGACATCGCCGGTGACCGTGCCATCCGCCCGGGCCTGACGGGCGATCTCCTTTTCGGTCGTGGCCGCGATCCGCTTGCGGTCCACACGCGCCCGCCGGTGCGCTTCCTCACTCGACAGCTTTACGATAGGCATCGCGTTCTCTCCGGTTCGCGAGACGGGCGGAGATGATCCGGCGCATCGCGCCGCGCCAAGTGTAGACGACGAACAGGACGTCCTCGTTAGCCTGCCCGATCGCCTGGATGCGTCGCTCGCCGTAGTCCCGCCGCACGTCGTCCTATTCGAGCGTGGCGCCGTCGAAGATCAAGGCGGCATAGGCGAAGTCGAAACCGCGCTCGCGCAGGTTCGCCTCGCTCTTCGCTTCGTCCCACTCGAACACGGCAGATGACTAAGCCAACGACTGATCTAAGTCAACGGCGGAGTCTCGTGTCCGCCTTTCGTGCCGAGGTCCCATGACATCCTTGCAGACAGCGCTCATCCGGCTCGCGAGCCGCCCGCTGGCGATCGCGCCGCGCGCACTGGAAGCGCTGCTCGCGGCTGGCAACGTTGCCCTCGCGCCGCGGAGCAGCGGGACAACGCTGGGTCGCGGCTATGCCGTCACCGATGCCGGCATCGCGGTAGTGCCGGTGCTGGGTCCGCTGGTCGCGCGCGACGACTGGTTGACGGAGCTGTTCGGCGCCTCTGTCTACGGCGGGGTCGGCGACACCATCGAGAACGCGCTGGCCGATCCGTCGGTGCGCGGCGTGGTGATGGAGATCGACTCCCCGGGCGGCGAGGTCGCTGGCATGTTCGATCTCGTCGACCGGCTGGTTTCGCTGCGTGCCACCGCCGGCAAGCCCCTGTGGGCGGTCGCGAGTGAGAGCGCGACCTCGGCGGCCTATGCGATCGCCAGCGCGGCGGAGCGCATCTACGTCACCCGGACCGGCGAGGTGGGCTCGATCGGTATCGTCGCCGCGCACCTTGACCAGAGCAGCGCCGATGCGAAGGCCGGGCTCGCCTGGACCTTCATCCATGCGGGCGCGCACAAGCTCGACGGCAATCCGCACCAGCCTCTGTCCGACCCTGCGCGCGCGGCGATCCAGGCGGACGTCGATGCGCTCTACGGCGAGTTGGTCGACCTGGTCGCGCGCAACCGCAACCTGGCGCCGGAGACGGTGCGCGCCACCGAGTCGGCGATCTACCGCGGCCGCGCCGGTGTTGCGATCGGTCTCGCCGATCGCATCGGCACCGTCGAGACCGCGCTCGCCGAGATGGCCACCCACCTCGCGGCACCGATCAGCCGACGCGGTGCACGCGATACAGCCACCCCAACAACTGCTCGGAGACTCACGATGACCCATCCGGTCGAACCCGATGATGCACCCGAAACGGAGGCGCAGCACGAGCCGCCGCAGGAGGCGTCCGAGACCGCACTGCCGGAGCCTGCGCCGGCACTGCCGGACGAGGCCACGCGCGCCGCCGCGGCGGAGATCGCCGAGGTGGCCGCACAGGCCGCCCGCCTCGGCGTTGCGGTGGATGCAGCCGACGCCATCCGACGCGGCATCACTGCCCACGCCCTGCGCCGCTCTGTCCTCGACGCCTTGGCCGCACGCGCTGAAGCAAGCGCGATCGTGACCGCCAAGTCCAATCCGGCATCCGATGGAATATCGGAAAGCCCGATCGTCCGACGTGCGCGCGAGCGCGCCGCGGCCGCGCAGCACTGACCAGGAGAGAACCCCATGCCCGTTCTGACCAAGGATCCGACGCTCGGCGACCTGCTCAAGTACGAGCTCAACGGGAACTACACCCGCGAGGTCGTGACGCTGAAGGGCGGCACCGCCTATCCGCTTGGTGCTGTGCTCGGCAGGATCACGGCCTCCGGCATCCATCGCTTCTCGCCGGCCGCCACGGTTACGGGCGACGAAGGCGCCGAGACCGCGGTCGCCGTGCTGATCGAGGCGGTCGACGCCACCTCCGGCGCCACCACCGGCGTGGTGGTTGCGCGGGGTCCGGCCATCGTCTCCAAGGCTGCGCTGGTGTTCGACGCTTCGGTCGACCAGCCCGTCGAGATCGCCGCCAAGCACAACCAGCTCGCCGCCGCCGGCATCGTCCCGCGCGATACCGCCTGAGCACGTTCACTCATCCACGCCATGCGCGGCGCCGGGTCCCCTCGGCGCCGTTCTTGTCTCTACCCAGAGGAGGCCGACCGATGGTCGCCATCATCAATCCGTTCGACGCCGGCGGCTACTCGCTCGCCGAGATGACCCAGGCCATCAACATCCTGCCCAACGTCTACACCCGCCTCGGGCAGATCGGCCTGTTCCGCTTCGAGGGCGTCACCCAGCGCTCGGTGATCATCGAGCAGGCCGAGGGGGTGCTGAACCTGCTGCCCACCGTGCCGCTCGGCGGACCCGCCACGGTCGCCAATCGCGACCTCCGCTCCATGCGCTCCTTCACCGTGCCCTGGATCCCGCACGACGACGTCATCACGCCCCAGGACATCCAGGGCGTGCGCGGCTTCGGCGTCGCCGACGCGGCCGACCCGCTCGCCACCGTCATGGAGCGCAAGCTGACGCGGATGCGCGTCAAGCACGCGCAGACGCGCGAATACATGGAGATCAACGCGCTCCGCGGCGTGGTGAAGGACGGCGCCGGGGCGACGCTCTACAACTACTTCACCGAGTTCGGCCTGACCCAGCTCAGTGTGGATTTCGTCCTCGGTACCGCGACGACGAACGTCCAGGCGAAGGTGCGGACCCTGCTGCGCCTGGTCGAGGAGGAGCTGAAGGGCGAGACCATGACCGGGGTGCATGCGCTGGTCAGCCCGGAGTTCTTCGACAAGCTCATTGGCCACGCCAAGGTCGAGGAGGCCTACAAGTACTACGCATCGACGGGAGCCCAGCCGCTGCGCGAGGACACGCGCCGGCGCTTCCCCTTCGCCGGCGTGGTGTTCGAGGAGTACAACGCGACCGTAACGCTCTCCACGGGCGCGACCGAGAAGCTGGTGCCGGCGGGCGAGGGCATCGCCTTCCCACTCGGCACGCTTGATACTTTTGTCACCTATGGCGCGCCGGCGAACCTGATCGAGACGGTGAACACCGTCGGCCTGCCGATCTATGCACGGCAGATCGCGCGTCCGGACGGCTCCGCGATCGAGGTGAAGACCGAGGCCTCGATCCTGCCGGTCAACAAGCGGCCGCGGCTCGCCGTGCGGATCTTCTCCTCGAACTGAGGTGGACGTCTTCGCTGCGGCGCTCGGCGACCTTCTCGCCGATCCGCATATGGCGGTGGATGCGGAATGGCGGGCGGGTGGTGCGGAACCGCCCGCCGCTGTGCGCGTGGTTCGGTCGTCGCCCGATCGGGTGGCGACCGCCTTCGACAGCGCGGTGATCCAGGCCACCGACGTGCTCACGGTCGCGGTGGCGGACGTCCCGGACCTCGCCGCTGCCGACACCTTCGCCATCGGTCCTGACGTTCTGATCGTCACCCACGCCGAGCGCGATGCGATCGGCGTGGCGTGGCGCGTGTTCTGCCGGAGAGAGTCATGAGCCGCATCGATCCACGAGCCAGCCGCGGCTGGCGCAACCGCAATCCCGGCAACATCGAGCACAACCCGTCCAACAAATGGCTGGGGCTCGATGATCCACCCTCGGACGGGCGGTTCTGCCGCTTCGTCAGCCACGAGCACGGCATCCGCGCGCTGGCCGTGCTTCTCCAGGCCTACCAGGACCGGCACGGGCTGCGGACGCTGCGCGCGATCATCGGCCGCTACGCCCCGCCGAACGAGAACAAGACCGACGCCTACGTCAACACGGTGGCCCGGCGGATGGGCGTGGGGCGCGACGTGGCGATCGACGTGCATGACCCGGCAACCATGCGGGCGCTGGTCGAGGCGATCATCGCTGTCGAGCTTGGCGGCCAGCCCTACGACGATGCCACTCTCACCGAGGGGCTGCGCATGGCTGGGCTGGTGCAGCCGGGCCTCGCGCATAGCGGCACGGCGAAGGCTGCTGCCGGGACAGCAGCAGCGGCGGTTGGCACCACGGCCGTGCTCGAGATTGCGACGCAGGTCGCACCGCACGTGGAGGGGATCGCCACCGTTCTGCGTGCACTCGGGCCATGGACGGTGGCGTGCGCGGTGGTCGCGGTCGCCGCCTGGTTCATCTGGCACCGCTGGCTGCGGCAGCAGCGTGTTGCCCGATGATCGGCGCCCTGCTCGGCCGGTTCTGGCGCGAGCTCTCGGCGCTCGGCGCTGCCGCCGCGGCTGTGGGCGCGGTCTATCTGAAAGGCCGGCGTGACGCCGCGCGCGACGCTGAGCGTTCTGCGCTGAAGCAGCGCATCCATACGCAGGAGAAAGCCGATGCGGAAGCAGCTCGCTATCGCGCTGACGGCGCTGCTCGCCGGCTGCGCGACGGCCAGTTCTGACGGACTGCTGTGCCGGGCGCTGGTGCCCTATCCGCCCGAGGTCCAGCGGCGCGCTGCCGACGAGCTGGCTGTCCTGCCGCCTGACTCCGCGCTCGCACGCATGATCCACGACTACGGCGAGCTGCGCGCACGCATCCGCGGTGCCTGTGGACACGCAGCAGGACGGAGCCGCACATGACCGAGACCGATGCGCTGGCGCGGTTAGAGCGGCACGAGCGCGAATGCGCCGAGCGCTACCGCGAGACCAAGGAGGAGATGCGGGCGATCCGCCACCTGATCGACACCCGCATGGACTGGCTCTTGAAGGCGCTGATCATCATGGCGCTCGCCTCGGTGGTGATGTCGTTCATCGTGCTGCTCGGCGCGGAAAGCTTCGCCGAGATCGCCAAGGCCGCCCGTCGCGGCTGAGCGCTTGCGTCTCCTCGCCTCCCTCAGCACCAGCCTGGTCAAGGTCCTGGAACAGGAACTGCGCGCAGGCGAGCGTGCCATCACACGCGCCGTGCGAGCCGAGACCGAGCGGCTGAAGGCCGAGCTGCGCCAGCAGGCGAAGTCTGCGTTCGGAGATCGCAGCCGCAACATCGCCAATGCCTGGCGCTCTCGCGTGTTCCCTCAATCAGGCGAGAGCCTGCGCGCGGCTGGCATCGTCTGGACGAAGGTGCCCACGATCATCCACGCCTTCGAGCACGGCGCGACGATCCGTGCGCGGGGCGGGCGGTTCCTCGCGATCCCCACCGGGTTCAATGCCGCCCGCGGGCGGCGCGGGCGAGGCAATCTGGGTCTGCGCGTCACGCCGCAGCAGATGGTGGCCAGCCGCCAGGCCTTCCTGCGGCCGTTCCGGTCAGGGCGGGGCTTCGTCTGGTGCCTTCCCGTGCGGCAGGGCGTGCGCGTTGGCCGCCGGCGCGCGCCGCTGATCGCTGGCGGCATGGCGGAGGTGGCTACGGCGCGGCGGAAGGGTGCGGCAGCTTGGCAACAGGCTCTGCTCGCGCAGGGCTTCGTGCCGATGTTCCTGCTCGTCCCGCAGGTGCAGCTCGCCAAGCGACTGGACGTGCGCGGCGCCGGCCACCGGGCGCTCGCGCGCCTGCCTGCCGCGGTCGTGCGCGAATGGGAGGCGATCACCTCGTGACAGAAAAGCTCTCGCCACGGCGGTGCCTGGCGCTGCTGACGATCGGTGTCGCGCTGAGCTGGCTGGTCGCCTTGCTCGCGCTTGCCGTCATCCATGTGCTCGGGCGCTGGGCCGCGGAGATGCTCGGATGGCTGTGAGCATCCGCGAAGCGGCGATCGCCGCGCTGCATACCGCGCTCTCGAACGCTCTCGCCTCGCGCTCGCCCCCGCCCCAGGTGCTGCGCGGCGAGACCGTGCCGCAGCGGCTCCCGTCCGGCGGGCTGGTCGTGGTCCAGGACGGCGAGACGGCCGAGGAGACCGCGATCCTCTCGCCGCTACGCTGGCAGGTGCGGCATGTGGCCGAGGTCGTGGTCGCGGCGCCCGGCTCCACACCCGAAGCGCGCGCAGCCGCGCTCGACGCGCTGCTCATGGACGTCGCTACTGCGGTCGCCGCAGATCGCACGCTCGACGGCGCGGTCGAATGGGCGCAGCCCGAGAGCCCCTCCTTCGACGACCTCGAGTTCGACGGCGCCGCAGCCGTGCGCGCCGCGGCCGTGCCGGTCTCGCTCTGGTTCACCACCAGCGAGACCCCGCTCTCCTGATCTTCGGAGGTTCCCATGCCCCGTGCCATCGGCGCGAACAGCAAGATCCACATGGCGGTCGAGGCCGTCTACGGCACGCCGCCAGGCGGCAATTGGCGGCTGATGCCGATCCTTTCGTTCGACCTCGGCGCTGAGCAGCCCTTCATCGACGCGGACGTGATCGGTCTCGCGACCAACCGCGACGTCGCCCCGCCTTTCCGCGACATCGTCACCGTCCAGGGTCGGGCCGAAGTGCCGGTCGATCTCGAATTCATCGGCGACTGGCTTCGGCTGCTTCTTGGACCGCCGACCACCACCGGCACCGCGCCCGACTTCCAGCACGTCTTCGTCTCTGGAGCCTCTTCGCTGCCGTCGAACAGCATCGAGCAGGCCATGCCGGACGTGCCCAACTACGCCGTCTCGTCGGGCGTACGCGCGGATACCTGCCAGATCGATTTCTCGCCGTCTGGACCTGCCACCGCCACCTTCGGATTGATCGCGCAGAGCTCGACCCGCTCGAACACGTCCTCCGCAGGCACGCCGACCACGCGCGACTACACCGCCTTCAACAAGGCGCAGGGTGTGATCCGCCGCAATGGCACGCCCTTGGCGCAAATCACGGGCGGGCAGCTGAACTTCTCGAACGGCATCGAGATCGTCCGCACCATCCGCGACGACTTCAAGATCGAGGGCGCCGATCCAGGGCTCTCGCGTTCCACCGGGCAGGTCACGAGTCGCTTCGAGAATACGGTGCTGATCGACGATGCCGCCAACAACACGCCGATCTCTCTTGAGTTCGAGTATCGGGTGAGTGCAGAGCGCCGTCTCACCGTGACCCTGCACCGGACGTATCTCGCGCTTGCCAAGACGCCGATCCAGGGACCGCAGGGCATCGAAGCCGCCTTCGACTTCCGTTGTGCCTTTGACGCGGCTGCCGGTCGCATGATGACCGTGACGCTCCGCAACGGTGTGGCGAGCTACGCCTGATGTTCCGGCTCGCGCAGAAGGAGCGGTGGGTTGAACTGCCGCATGGCGTGCGGCTGCTCGTCGCGCCGCTGACCACGGTCATGGTCGCGGCAGCGCAGGCGTCGGCCCGGCGGCGCGCGCTCGAACTGCTCGGCAAAGAAGAGCTGCCAGAGCAGGAGAACCTGCGTCGTGGCGTGGCGCTCATGCTCACCATCCAGGCGCTCGGACGCGAGTGCATCCGCGCCTGGGATGGCGTGGTGGACGAAGATGGCGCGACAGTTCCCATCACGCCGGAAGCGATCGAGGTCCTCCTGAGTCACGAGGAGATGGCGTTCGCCTTGTTCGATGCCGTCATGACTCCGTTGCGCGCGGTCGAAGCGGAGGGAAACGCCTCAGGGCCCGCGCCGCATGGCACTGCGGCGGCGGGCCGGAATACTGCCGAGGCTGTGCCAGTCTCGAACGCGAGTGCGGCCTGAGCTGTCCCTACGTCGAGCACGCCCCGGAAACGGTCGATGGGACGGCGTGCTGGCGCGCGGCGCTCGCCTGCCTGACGGCGGACATGGCGGGGGTGCGGATCGACATGGCCGCCGCCCTGGCGGTCGCGCAGGCGCTCGGAGCCGCGCCTGAGGTGACGGGCGAGTTGCTGGCCGCGATCGCGGATGGAATGGCGGAAGCTCAGGTGAAACGAGCAAAGGAGCGGCGCGATGGCTGACGCGGTGCGTCGCTTCCTGCTGCGGCTGTCTGTCGACGGTGCTCAGCAGGCCAGGACCGAACTCACACAGATCGGCGAGCAGGGCGACCGCGCGTTTCAACGGATCGTTGCAGGAGCACAAGGTGCCAGCCGTGCGCTGTCGCTGCTCGCGCCAGTGCTGTCGGCGCTCTCGGTCGGAGCGATTGCCAATTTCGCAAAGCGAGCGGTTGATGCGGTAGGCGGGCTCGGCGAGCTTGCGGACAGCGTCGGCGTCTCGACCGACGCGCTGCAGGCGTTCCGGTTCGCCGCCACCGAGGTCGGGCTTCGCAGCGAGGACCTCGAACGCGGCCTCGCCATTCTGACTCGCCGCATCGGCGAGGCGGCGGTTGATGGCGGCGAGGCAGAAAAAGCGTTTCGCAAGATCGGCGTCGCCTTCCTCGATGCGTCCGGCAACGCGCGCGCGACCGAGGGCGTGCTGGCGGATATCGCCGATCGGATCGCCGCGATCCAGAGTCCAGCCGAGCGGGCGCGGATCGCCACCGAGATCTTCGGTGACCGGATCGGCCAGCGGTTGATCCCATTCCTGGCGCAGGGACGGGAGAGGCTTCAGGACCTCATCGCCGAAGCCCTGCGCTATGGCGTGATCGCTGACGCCGAGCTGATCGTCAAGGCGGATCAAGCGTCCGACAAGATCAACAAGCTTGGCGAAGCATTCGGTCGACTGGCAACGCGGATCGCGGCCGAGGCAGCGCCGGCGCTAAGCACATTCGCTGCCGTGCTCGAAGGCGTACTCTTCGGCAGGCCGGTGTCGGAGCAGATCAAGGATCTTGAAGGCGAGCGCGCTCGCATTTCAGCTCTCATCGACCGTGCTGTTGATGGCGTTGTCACATCGACCACACGACGCGGCCGCACGGTGCGGACGCCCGTCGAAGAACTCATTCGCGCACGTGCAGAGATTGATCAACAACTTGAAAAGTTGCGCGCAAGCAATCAGCAGTATCAGCAGCAGGCGCGTGAGATCCTCGAAGGACGCACTCGCACGGGCGCCAATGAGGCGGAGTTGCGCCGACAGCGCGCGGCCGAGGATATCGCGAAGCTGCGCGAGACGTTCGATGCACGGGTGCGGATCGAGCGCGAGTACCAGGAGAAGCTGGATCGCATTCGCCGGGCTTCCGAGACGGGCGCGATCGATCCTGGACAGCGACAGGAACTCGAAACCCAGGCGCTGCGCGCGCGCGATGAGGCGCTGCAGAAGCTCACGCGCACCACCACCACGGCCGTCAACGCCGAGGAGCGGCGGATCGACGCGCTCCGCCGACAACTCGAGCTCGCGCAGCTGGTCGACGAGCGCGAGCGGTTCGTCGCCGAGAAGGTTGCAGGCCTCACCGGCGTGCAGCGCGCGGAAGCGGAGCGGCTCGCCAACACGCTGTTCGATCTGCAGAAGGCGCGGCAAGAGGAGAACCGGGCGCTTAGCGAGGTCGCGCGGCTCTACGAGGAGACGCGCACGCCGATCGAGCGCTACATCGAGGCGCTGGAACGGCTCGCCCAGCTGCGTCCCGCGCTCGAGCTGCGGTTCGGCGCTGAGCAGGCCAACGAGATCATCAGCCGGCGCGCGGAATCCCTGGTCAACGAACTGAACCGGGCGGAACAGCAGGTCACGCAGGTGGATGATGTCGCGCGCCAGCTGGGCCTCACCTTCGAGAGCGCGTTCGAGAATGCAATCACGCGCGGCAATAGCTTCTCGAGTGTGCTGAAAGGCATCGAACAGGATCTGCTGAAGCTCGGCACACGCAAGCTGGTCACCGAGCCGCTGCTGGCGCTGTTCAACTCGGCGCTCAAAGGCGTCTTCGGCGAAGGCGGGATCAGCGGCATCTTTTCCAGCATCGGCTCGTTCATAGCCGGGCTGTTCCACGAAGGCGGCGTGGTCGGCGCGAGCGCCGTGCCGCAGCGCCGCGTGCCGGCGCTCGCTTTCGCCGGTGCGCCACGGCTGCACAACGGCTGGTTCCGACCGGACGAGTACCCCGCGATCCTGCAGCGCGGCGAGATCGTCGTGCCCAAGCGCGAGGCGCGCCGCGGCTTCGGCGGCATGAACGTGACCATCAACGTCACCACCCCTGATGCAGACAGCTTCCGCGCGTCGCAGGCTCAGATTGCAGCCTCCATGGCGCGCACGCTGCAGCGCGCGCAGCGGAGCCTCTGATGGCGTTCCACGACGTTCGCTTTCCCGACAGGATCGCGCTCGGGGCGACCGGCGGACCGCTGTGGTCCACGAACGTGGTCACGACCGCCGGCGGTCACGAGCGCCGCAACCAAAACTGGTCGGCCTCGCGCGGCCGCTGGAACGTCGGATCTGGGCTCAAGACGCGCGACGACCTCGCGGCTCTGATCGCGTTCTTCCGCGCCCGTCGCGGCCGCGCCTTCGTGTTCCGCTTCAAGGATTGGTCTGACTTCGAGATGCCGCGTCAGCAGATCGGCACGACGGATGGCACGACGTCGACCTTCCAGATCGTCAAGACCTATACCTCCGGCCCCGCATCGCAGGTGCGCACGATCCAACTGCCGGTCGCCGGCACGGTGCGCTGCTGGGTGAACGGGATCGAACGCACGCTCGGCGGCGGCTCGAACCAGTTCCAGGTAAACACCACAACGGGCGTCATCACCCTCGGCACCGGGCTGCGATCGCCTGCCGGCAATGCCGTGGAAGCGTTCTGCCAGTTCGATGTGCCGGTGCGTTTCGATGTTGATGAGCTTGGGCTGACCCTTGAGAACTTCTTCCAGGGCCAGTGGGTCGACATCCCGGTGATCGAGGTGCGGCTGTGAAATCGGTATCCGGCGCGCTGGCAACCCATCTCGGCGAACGGCTCACCACGCTGGCGACCTGCTGGCGTGTCGAGCGCCGCGATGGTCTGGTATTCGGCTTCACTGATCACGACCAGGATCTGGTTGTCGACGGCGTTACCTATCGCGCGCAGACAGGTTACCGGCGCGCTGCGATCGCATCGCGTGCCGACCTTTCGGTGGACGACACCGAGATCGAAGGCATCCTTGACGCGGCGGAGATCGACGCCCCGTCGCTGCGGGCGGGCATCTGGGACGGCGCCGAGGTGCGCATCTTCCTGGTCAACTGGGCCGACCTTTCGCAGGGAACGCTCCGGCTGCGGCGCGGGCGGCTTGGCGAGGTTGTGGCGCGCGACGACGGCACCTTCCGCGCCGAGCTGCGCGGCCTGGCGCAGGCGCTGAACGTGACGGTCGGCGAACTCTACACGCCTGAGTGCCGCGCTGACCTGGGAGATGCGCGCTGCAAGGTGCCAATCCGGCCGCCGCTGCGGGCGAACAGCACCGCCTACGCGCTCGGGACGTTTGTGCGTTTCGAGACTGACCCGCTGGCGACGGGCACCTGGCGCGAGCAGGAGCGCATCTACGAGTGTACGACCGCCGGCACCAGCGCCGCCACCCCCCCGACGTTCAACACCACGGTCAACGCCACGACGACGGATGGCACGGTGACCTGGACCGCGCGCATGGCGTGGACGCTGCCGGCAACGGTCGCCTCCGCGCCTGATCTGCAGACGGTCGTGATCCAGAACACCGGCGAGGCGCCGAACAAGGTGAACGGATGGTTTGAGGCGGGCGTGGTTGTGTTTGAGAGCGGGCTCAACGCCGGGGTGGCGCGCGACGTGCTCGGTTGGGTGCAGGCGACCCGCACCTTGACCCTCTTCGTGCCGCTGCCGTTCCCGGCTGTCGCCGGCGACGTGCTGCGGGTCCAGCCCGGCTGCGACAAGCGCCTCGCTACCTGCCGCGACCGCTTCGCCAACCGGCTCAATTTCCGCGGCGAGCCGTACGTCCCGGGCGACAAGGGCGTGATCGAGACGGGGGTCGCGTGACGCTCGACGAAGCAGCGCGATCCTACCTTGGCGTGCCTTGGCGCCACCTTGGCCGCTCGCGCGAGGGGCTGGACTGCATCGGGCTGGTGCTGCTGGCGGCGCGCGATTGCGGCTTCGACGTGCCGGACCCGCCGCCCTACGAGCGCGAGCCGTCCTCGCATCGTCTGCGTCAGGAACTGACGTTCTTGCTGGACGAAGGATCGGTCGCCGATCCTCGCCCAGGCGACGTGCTGCTCTTCAACGTGGGCGTCTATGGCGGGCACATCGGCATCGCGGGTCTGCATCCCGAGTACCGATGCCTGTCGCTGATACATGCCTATGCGCCCCGCCGACGCGTAGTGGAGGATCGTCTGACTGGCTCGGAGATCGAGCTGATGACGGGCGTCTTCCGGCTGAGGGGCGTCTGAGATGGCCGTCCTCGCGCTTGCGGCTGGCGGTGCGGTGCTGGGTGGCGCCGTCGGCAGTGCGCTCGGCGCCGCTTCGCTCGGCGTTTCGGTCGGCTGGGCGCTCGGCGGGCTCGCGGGCAACATGCTGTTCGGCCCGAAACCGCCCGCGATCACCGGGCCGCGCCTGGGCGACCTGTCGGTCCAGACCAGCACCTACGGCGCCGCCATTCCGCTGGTGTTCGGCACGGCGCGCGTCGCCGGCAACATCATCTGGTCGTCGGGCATTCGCGAGCAGACGAACACGCGACGGGTGCGCGCCGGCAAAGGCGGGCGCCGGCAGACCGTCACGACCTACTCCTACTTCGCCTCCTGGGCATCCGCGCTCTGCGCCGGTCCGATGGCGGCGGTGCTGCGGATCTGGATGGACGACAAGCTCGTCTACGACGCGTCAGGTGCGTCGCTCGAGTTGCAGGTGCCCGGGCTGCGCTGGCGGTTCTATCCAGGCGACGAGACGCAGCTTCCGGATCCGCTGATCGAGGCGAATGTCGGTGCGGCGAATGCGGTCGCGCATCGCGGTCTCTGCTACCTCGTATTCGAGGACGTGCCGCTGGATGCGTTCGGCAATCGCATCCCGTCGGTCAGCGTCGAGGTGGTAGCGGCCGGTGGCATTTCTTCCATCGAAACGACAACGACTCTTCCAACGTCCGGCAGCTGGTCCAGTGCGCTCTACGCAGCAGACCACACGCGCGCCACGGTGCTGTTGATTGGCACCGAAGCTAACAACAGCACGCTCCACTTCTTGGGCTCGGTGAACACGCTGACGATGGATGCGCAGCGGGCATACGGTCCGAGCCTGGCGCGGTTCCCGCACGCGATCGCCTTGCAGGACGGCAAGGCCTACGTGGTGCACGGGCCGTCTGGTGACGTCTGGCTTCGCAAGTACGATCTCGACGCCGGCGTTCGGATCGAGCCGCCATTCGAAGCGACGACTGCGGGATTCACAACCACGCGCACCCGCTTCCGCGTGCCGCTGCGCGGTGATTGCGTGATTGCTCGCGTGCTCGGTCCCTTCGGCTGGCGGCGCTTCTTTCTGACTCCGCCGCAGGGCAGCCCGGCCGCCGTCTACTGCATCGATGTCGACACAATGAAGTACGTGTTCGGCTCGTCCGCCACCGGCGATCAGCGCATCATGGAAGCGCCGACAAACGGACTGCTGGCGGCAGGCGAGGAGCGGGAGGGCGAGTCCGACGTCTGGTATGTCGCGCCGGTCTCCGGTGGCGGCATCGAGCTCTGGCGCATCGTGATCACCTACGGCGCAACCGGCGGGCCACAGATCGCAGGCGTGAGGGCGTCGCAGGTGGCTACCTATACCAATGCCGCGCTGGGTTTGACCGGTTCAGGAACAATCAAAGTTAACGCCTTTGATTACGATCCAGACGACAACACTCTGATCCTCGCTGTGTTGCCCAACTCGCCCGTCGAAACCGCGATTATCAAGCTGCGCGCGGATGGATCGATCGCCTGGCAGCGATACTTCGCAACCTTCTTCTCCGAGTCACGGTCTGGCACCAAGCGCGTCCTCGGCGGCACCTGGGCAATCCAAAGAGAAGGCGTGAACCAGGTCACGCTGCTTGATACGCGCACGGGCGCGACGCTGCAGACCGTCACGACTTCCGGCATGCCGAGCTTTGTCGCGTTCGCCTGGGACTCGACCATCAAGGCCGCGTTCTACTTCGGCACGGGCGGCGTCTATCGCCGGCTGCTGATGCAGCGCCAGAGCAGCGACACCGTGCCGCTCTCGTCGATCGTGTCGACGCTCTGCACGCGTGCAGGCCTTGTCGCCTCGGACATCAACGTTGCGGCCCTCACCGACAGTGTGCGCGGCTTCGTAGTGGCCCGGCCGATGGCGGCGCGCCAGGCGCTCGAGCCGCTGGCGACCGCATTTTCCTTCGATGCGGTCGAGCGCGACGATGTGCTCGTCTTTCGCAAGCGCGGCGGCGCCACGGTGGCAACAGTCGCGCACACGGATCTGGTACGGCGCGGCGACAGCCCCGTGATCCAGGAACAACGCGCGCAGGACGCCGAGCTTCCGCGCGCGGTCTCGGTACGCCACATTGACCCGGAGCGCGCCTACGAGGTGGGAACCCAGCGGTGGCAGCGACCTCTTGCGCCTACCGCCACCATGGCGTCGGTCGGCGAGACCGTGCTCGACCTGCCGATCGTGCTGACCGCGTCGGAAGCGAAGGCGATCGCGCGGCGGGTCGTCACCGCGGCCTGGCGCGAGCGTACGCGGTTAAGCTTCACCGGCACGACGCAGCACCTTCGCCTTGAGCCGACTGATCCGATCCTGCTCACGCGCGCCGACGGAGCGCAGGCTCGCGCGCGCATCCTGTCGGCGCAGCTCGGCGCCAACTGGACGGTCGAGATCGAAGCGGTCGAAGAAGTCACGGGCGACTACGTGCAGCCCGCACTGGCCGACGGCGGCGCAGGGCATGCGCCGGATACTTTGCCGCTGCCCTACGCGGTGCGAGGTTTCGCGCCCAACCTGCCTCTGATCGTCGACGCCGACGACCTGGCCGGCTCCGGGCTACGCACCTACCTGCACGGCGGCGCCATCCGGGGCCAGACCTGGCGGAGAGCGGATGCGTTCCGTTCCACCGATGGCACCGTCTGGGAGTCGGTCGGCGCGCTGGTGGACCCGGCGGCCTGGGGCACTGTCGTCTCGCCTGTGCCGGTTCCCGCCTCCTACTGGACCTGGGACGACGCGACCGTTCTCACGGTCCAGATGCAGACTGGTGCCGAGCGCATCGAGGGCACGACCGATCTCGAGGTGCTGAACGGCGCCAACCTCGCGGCGCTGCTGGCGGAGGACGGTCGGGTCGAGCTGATCCAGTTTGTCGACGCCGATCCGCTGGGCTCCGGGCGGTTCGCGCTGCGGCGGCTGCTGCGCGGCAGGCGCGGCACCGAGGACGCCGGCGTCTTCACCACCGGCGCCACCTTCCTGCTGCTCGACGCATCCATCCTGCGCAGCGCCACGCCGACTGGCGCGCTCAACACCGTCGAGCGGTTCCGCTTCGTCGGTCTGTTCGGCTCGATCCAGACGGCCAGCGAGGTGCGGCGGCTGACCATCGGGCGCGCGGAGCAGCCCTACGCCCCCGCGCACATCGTCGGCACGCGCAATCCGGGCCAGGACCTCACCGTGACCTGGGTGCGACGCACGCGGATCGGCGGCGAGCTGGTCGATCTGACCGACTCGGTGCCGCTCGCCGAGGAGACCGAAGCCTACGAGGTGGACATCCGCAACGCCGGCGACACCGCCACGCTGCGCACCTTCACCGGGCTGACCTCTCCGACCGTCACCTACACCGCCGCGCAGCAGACGACCGACGGGCTGACGCCGGGCGATCCGGTGCGGGTGCATGTGTTTCAGATGAGCGCTCTTGTCGGGCGCGGTCGAAGAGGAGTTGCCGTCGTATGAGCACGCCGAACCTCGCCATCCCGCACGTCGCTGCGGCGCAGGCGCAGAAGGAGGTGACGATCAACGACGGCTTCAACCGGCTCGACCGGGCCGTCACCGACTTCCTGACCGTCAACCTCTCGGCCGGCAACGTCACACTGACGGCCGACCAGTTCCGCCTGCACCGGATCTTCCGCAGCCAGGGCGTCACGGTGCCGCGCACGCTGACCGTGCCGCAGATCCGGCGCGAGGCCTCGATCGACAACGCCGACGGGACGGCGGACCTGACGGTCGCGCGCGGCACGGGCTCGGTGGTGGTGCCGGCTGGCGCTGCGCTGACGGTCTACACAGACGGCACCGCGGACGGCATCCGTGCCATCGGTGGTGTGGGTGGCGGTGGTGCGTCTGAGTTCGTCGATCTGACCGACACGCCGTCGTCCTATGCGGGTCAGTCGCTGCGATCGGTACGCGTGAACGCTGCCGAGACCGGCCTCGAGTTCTTCGCTCCGACCGTCTTCGCCAGCAACTGGGCAGTGCCGTTTCGCGGTGCGCTGACGCAGAAGACGGCGACGCAATCCGTTCCGGCCAACACCGAAACAACCATCACGTTCAACAACACGATCTACGATACGGACTCGTTTTGGTCGAATGCCAATCCGAGTCGGCTGACGGTGCCGGCGGGTGTGACGCGCGTGATCGTCTCGGCGAACGTGCGGATCACCGGCGGTTCGACCAGCGCCCAACTGCAGCTTCGCATGAACGGCGGCGACGTGGTCGGTGTCGCCAATGTCAATATGAGCACCGGTTTTACGGTCGCCCAGATCAACGCCGTCAGCGCGCCAATCAGCGTGACCGCCGGCGACTATTTCGAAGCCAGCGTGTTCGTGACGGCGGCGCGCACGATCGACTCAAGCGCCCGCACCTGGCTTGCGATCCAGGTGGTCGAGGTGAGCACGGCTGAACAGGCGCCGTCGATCTCGGGCGCGCGTGGGCTGAATGCCTGGGGCGGCACGGCCGGCGGCACGGCGGATGCGCGCACGATCTCGCTCACGCCCGCGCTCACCGCCTACTTCGCCGGGCTGACGGTGTGCTTCGTGAATGGCGCAGCGGCGAACACCGGCGCAGCGACGCTCAACGTGGACGGGCTGGGTGCCGTCGCCATCCGCAAGGGTGACGGCTCCGTCGATCTCGATCCTGGCGACCTGCCGGCGTCAGCGCTGGTCACGGTCGTCCACGACGGCACCGTCTTCCGCCTCGCCTGATCCTCGGCCACCGCGCCGCCTTCCGGCCCCGCCGGCACGTCCCGGGAACCCAGCGCGCGAGCGCGCAGGGAGCCCGATTAGAGACGTGCCGGCGGGGCCTTTCGTGCGTCCGCAGCGCAACGGACGCGCGCGTGCTATGCGACCGGTTCCAGAAGCTCAGGGCCGTCCCGCCGCACGTCGTTCACCGCACGCGAGACCGGCCAGGCGCGCAGCATGGTTCAACCACGTGTCCCGGGATCCGGGTGCGGTACAGCGCGATCGGCGATCCGCGGCGCGCTATACGCGATCGATCCCTAGGCGCTCTTCAGCCGCGTCGTCCGGTAGCCGTTTCCATAGCCCGCCTCCGGCACCCGCGCCGCGCGCGTAGGAGCCGCGACCCAGCGCGTCCGCGGCTTCGCCTTTCGGCGCGTCCTCGATGATCAGCCGCGCCGCCAGGCGCACAGGCTGCGAGCAGACGTCAGACGCTCCGCCATCGCCCGCCATCAACCCCTTCAGCCGCTCGCGTGTCCGTTCGGATGCAGGTATCCTCTCCATCGGGCTGCCCCGTCGTGGGACGACCAAGCGTCAACTCCATTGTCGGTGACTTGCGGTCTGGCGACGGTGCATCCTCACCCTCTTTCCAGCAATCCTAGGACTTGACCGGGGAGTGACCGCGGAGAGGAGCTATGGACGTCTTTGAGTTCCGCGACCGACTGATCGAGGACTACGAGCGCTTCTCGCGCAGTTTCACCCAGATTCGCTCCGAGGATGTTCGCGACGCCGTCGACGCCGCGTATCGGGCCGGGCGCTTCTGGCCAGCGCCGCTCATCCAGATCAATCCCAATTTTGTGGCAGGCGGCACAGTAGATGAGCTGGTCGAGGCAAGGCTCCTCGATCCAGAATGCGCTAAGATCTTCCGGATCAAGTCCTTCGAGGACACCTTCGGCAAGCCGATGGTGCTGCACCGCCATCAGCGGGACGCCATCGAGGTGGCGCGGCGTGGTGAGAGCTACGTCCTGACCACCGGGACAGGGTCCGGTAAATCCCTCGGTTATTTCATCCCGATCGTCGACGACGTGCTACGCCGCAGGCGCGCGGGCCAGCTGCGCAAGGGCATCACGGCGATCGTGGTCTATCCCATGAACGCGCTTTGCAACAGCCAGCGCGACGAGCTCGAAAAATTCCTCAAGCTCGGCTACAGCGAAGGCAACGAGCCCGTCACGTTCGCCCGCTACACGGGCCAGGAGAGCCAGGAAGAGCGAGAACGTATCGCCAAGGACCCGCCGGACATCTTGCTCACGAACTACGTCATGCTCGAACTGATCATGACGCGGTTCCTCCCTACCGACATCTCCGTCCGTAATCACGCGGCGGGCCTGCGGTTCCTGGTGCTGGACGAACTCCATATTTATCGTGGCCGGCAAGGCGCCGATGTCGCAATGCTGGTGCGCCGCGTCCGCGAACGTTTCAACGAAAACCTTCTCTGCATTGGCACCTCGGCCACAATGGCCTCAGAAGGCGACGCGGAGGACCGCGCAAAGGTGGTTGCCGGGGTGGCGACGCGGCTGTTCGGCGTAAAGGTGAAGCCGGAGAATATCATCACAGAGACGCTGCATCCGGTAACGGCCGACAGCACGTCCGTCGACCGCAGGGCCCTCAGCGCCGCGATCGCAGCCGGCGTGCCGGCGTCACCGAGCGCTGCCGATCTCGTAACGCACCCGATCGCCGCCTGGATCGAGCGCAGGCTTGGACTCGAGGAGCGGGATGGCCGGCTCATCCGCATCTCGCGCCCGCGGACCATGGAAGAGGCAGCGGCGATGCTGGCCGAAGACAGTGGGGTTTCGCAAGAGGCGTGCCGCGAGTATCTCGCTGCATTCCTACTCAAATCTTATGAGACCCAGGATAGCAAGGGTCGGCCATTCTTCGCCTTTCGCCTGCATCAGTTCGTGAGCGGCGCCTGGAATGTCTACACGACGCTTGAGGCCAAAAGTAGCCGATACATCACTCTCGACGGCCAGAAGTTCAAGCCGGGGGACCGCGGGCGCCACCTGTTCAACCTCTGCTTCTGTCGGGAGTGCGGGCAGGAATACCACCCGGTCTGGGCGCGCATGGAAGGCAAGGAGCCGCGGGCGTTCATTCCCCGCGAACTGACCGAACGCTCCAATGAGGACGAGGACCTCGAGTACGGCTATCTGATGCCCGACAGCGATGGAATCTTCGACCCGAACGATCTCGAAAAACACTATCCCGAAGACTGGCTGGAGTTCAGGGACGGAGCCGCGCGCCTTAAGCCCAATTACCGCCGTTACCGCCCCTTCCCCGTGCAGGTCGGCACGACCGGCGAGGTCGCGGGCGACGGGATGCTCGCCTGGTTCATTCCCGGGTCCTTCAGATTCTGCTTACGCTGCGGCATCGCCTACGACGGCAGCGTGCGCAGTGACTTGACGAAGCTCTCGGGCCTGTCAAGCGAGGGGCGCAGCTCCGCGACCACCGTCCTCACGATCAGCGCCCTCAGGTATCTCATCGGGACCGACCTCGAAGACGAGGCCAAGAAGATCCTCGGCTTCACGGACAACCGTCAAGACGCCTCCCTTCAGGCCGGTCATTTCAACGACTTCGTGCAGGTTCTGCTCTTGCGCGGCGCATTGCTCGCTGCGATCCGCGGGCAGTCCGACGAGAAGCTGACCGATGACATCCTGACGCAACGGGTGCTGGAGCACCTCCGCCTGGACCCTGCCGATTACGCCGCCAACCCTGAAGTCAAGGGCATCAAGACGCAGAACACGCTCAAGACGCTACGCGACGTGCTGGGATATCGGCTTTATTTCGATCTGCGGCGCGGCTGGCGCTTTACCAACCCAAACCTTGAACAGGTCAAGCTCCTCGCCATCGATTACCAAGGCCTAAGAGACTGCTGCGCGGATGAGTCCGAATGGAATAAGCGCCACCCACTCCTCGGATCGGCGACCCCGGAGCAACGCTACGCCATCGTTCACGACCTTCTTGACCGGATGCGCAAAGCGCTCTGCATCAAAACCATTTATCTCGATCCCAATTTCCAGGAGCAGATGCGCAACCGCAGCTTCAACGAGCTCAAGGAGCCGTGGGGCCTGTCGGAAGACGAGCGGCTCTTTTCCCATGCTTACATGGTGCCGCGACCGCAGCCGCAGCACCGGTCTGAAGAAAGGGTCCTACACGTCTCGTACCGCTCTGTCTTCGGTCGCCGGCTGCGCGCTCAGGCCAGCTGGGGCGACAACCCTCATTTCCCGAGCAAATTTGATGAAGATACCTACAACGCGGTCATCGACGACATTCTCCATGTGCTAACCACTTATGGGTATGTGGAGCCGACCAAGCTCGATCAAGGCCGCATAGGCTATCGGATTGACAGTTCCGTCCTGGCATGGCGCCTCGATAACGGCCGGGACCAGAAACAGACTGGCTCCA